TGGGACTTCGAGGCGGGCAAGGGCATGATGCGGGTTCTCAAAGCCAGCGACCTGATGACCGCTGAGGAGGTCCGGGTCTACAGCCGCACCGTCGGCATCTGCGCCAACTGCTCGGTCGAGCTGGAGGACCCGATCTCGGTGGAGATCGGCCTGGGCACCAAGTGCGGGCCGGACATCCTGGGCCGGGAGAACTACAACGCCGCCCGCCGCGCGGCAAAGCTGGTCCCGCACGTCGCCGAGGCTCTGGCCAAGATCGAGGCCCAGAAAGCCGCTGAGAAGGCCATGATCCTGGTCGCCGCTCAGAAGGCCTCGTTCGAGGATATGATCGACGCCGAGGCCGAGGCCGAGCGCCGTTCGGTCGAGGCGTTGTTCTGACCCGCCGATCGACTCCAGAAGCCCCCGGATACGCTCCGGGGGCTTTTGGTTGCGCTATAGCCTGAATGCGCCTATCCTGGAGCTACACCACCACCCGACCGAAAGGCCGATCATGACCACCACCACCACCACCAAGCCGGTCACCTTCAAGGGCATCCTGGGCGTCAAGCCGCTGCTGTCCTACGTCGACCCGGCACCCGGCGCGGCCAACTCCGACCGGGTCCCCGAGTCCTGCTGGCGCTGCGACGGCACTGGCTACACCTGCTTCAAGTGGGTCGCCAACGGCGTCTGCTTCCACTGCGGCGGTACCGGCACCCACTACGCCGCCGCCGTCACCGTCCGCAAGCGCGCCAAGGCCGACGCCTACTACCGCGACTACGAAGCCGAGATCCAGGCCTACTGGGCCGAGCGCAACGCCGCCGAGCAGGCAGCCGCCAAGGCCGCTGAGTTCGCCGCAGCCTGGGACGAGGCCCACGCCGAGCAGGCCCGCCGCGCGGCCCTGGTCAACGGTTTCCTCGGCGAGGTCGGCGACAAGATCACCGTCACCGGCACCGTCCAGGTCGCCAAGTACATCTCGGGCAGCTGGAACCGCAGCTCCTCGGTCTTCCTGGTGGTCAAGGCCGACACCGGCCACATCGTCAAGACCTTCAGCTCCAGCCAGAGCGTGTTCGCCCTGGACCGGGGCGACCAGGTCGAGCTGACCGGCGCGGTCAAGGCCCACGAGGCCTACAACGGCCAGGACCAGACGGTCCTGATCCGGGTCAAGGCGGTCATCACCGCCAAGGTCGGCGACGACGACTAGACCGGCGACACCCGCAGCCCCGGCCTCCCCAGGCCGGGGCTGTTGTCGTGCTATGGTCGGCGCAACATGAGCCGCTACTCCGACAAGAGGACCCGTAAACCCAATTGCCGGGTTCCGGACTGCCGGGTGCCCGCCGTCGAGCTAAGAATCCGTAACGGGGTCCTGGGTTGGTACTGCCCAGCGCACAGGAATGACTAGGAGGCGGACCGGATGGCTAAGAAGAAGAGGGCCAAGAGCATCACCCCAGCCCCTGCTGCGTGCAGCGAGACGCCGGTCTACGACCAGGTGGTCGTCGACACCGGCTTCGCCCCTCACTGCCAGCTCGCCCTCGACGGCTGGCGCAGCATCCCCAACACCGTGGGGATGCTGGAGGACAACTTCTCGTAAAGAGGTCACGCCCATGACCCTCCCACCCCCGGAGCGGTTCGACAAGAAGCGGGTTACCGGCTATCTCACCGACCGGATCTCGATCGGCAAGAAGGACGGCAGCGTCGTCGTCGTCCTGGCCAACCCCGAGTTCGACATGACCCTGATCTTCCAGACCTCCCCCGCCGGTGCCCGCCAGGTCGCCGCCAGCTTGCTCAACCAGGCCGACGACCTCGACCCCCTCGGCGGGTGAAGCGGCCCTCGGTGGGGGTGGCGATCACCACCCACAACCGCCCTGACGTCCTCGCTGCGGCGCTTCAGGCCTGGCGCAGGCATTCCCCCCACATCCCGCTGATCGTCGTCGACGACGGCTCTGAGCCGCCAGCAATCGTGCCCGCCGGGGTGACTCTGATCCGGCACGACACCGCGCGCGGCATCCCGCAGGCCAAGAACAGGTGCCTGGCCGCGCTGATGGAACTGGGCGTCGAGCACCTGTTCCTGGCCGACAACGACGTCTACCCGACACACCCGGACTGGTGGCAGCACTACGTCGCCTCCCCCGAGCCGCACCTGCAGTTCAGCTGGACTCACAGCCACGGCGGCGAGCCGGTCCCCGGCATGGACGTGGTCTACGCCGACCCCGACCTGGTGGCCTACGGGTGGAGCATGGGATGCCTGCTCTACGTCACCGCCGGGGTGGTCCACCGGGTCGGCGGGATGCGCCCCGAGTTCGGGCTGGGCATGAACGAGCACATCGAATACTCCCAGCGCATCCACAACGCCGGGCTGAGCACCTTCGTCCACCAGAACGTTCCGGACCGGAACACGATCTGGGCCTGCGACCGCTACGGGGCGGTGCCCCGGACCCTGCCCGTTGAGAGCCGCAAGGCTCTGCTGGCCCGCAACGAGAAGCTGCGGATCGCGCTGGCCGAGGACGACTCGTTCGTCCCCTACACCGGACACCGTGACTCGGTGCTGACCGTCTACTTCACCGGCGGTGACCCGCAGCGCGGCGGGTCCAGGCTGCCCGCCGACGGCTCGGCTCTGGCCGACCTGACCACCAGCCTGGCGGTCCACGATCTGTCGCCGGTGGTGCTCACCGACCTGACCCGGCTGCCCGGCGGGGTGACGGTCCGGGTCGGCACCAACCCCTACCTACAGCGGTGGATCGGCTACCGGCAGTACCTGCAGGCCCACCCCGAGGTGCGCTACGTCTGGTGCGTGGACGGCACCGACGTGAGGATGCTCAACAACCCGTTCCCGGAGATGCGCCCCGGCACCCTGTACTGCGGATGGGAAGCCGAGACGGTGGGCTGCCGCTGGATGCGCGAGCACGCGGTCAATTACGGCGACTGGGTCACCGAGCACGGCCAGGAGATGCTGCTCAACGCCGGAGTTGTCGGAGGCGACAGGCAGACTATAATTCGCCTGTGCCAGAACATCATTGAGCTATGGGCTGCCAGCGACAAATCCGATCCGCTTGAGGAGATGACCCTGTTCAACATCGCCGCCCGCCGACACCGCGAGGTTGTCACCGGCATCCAGGTCACCACGTTGTTCAAAAGTTTCGCCTCCAACCACCCCACCTCCTGGTGGGCGCACAAGTGAGCGGCCTGTTCAGCATCGGGATCGTCGCCCACCACAGCCGCTGGCTGCGGGCCGGGAAACTGGCCGAGCACCTCGACGCCGATGTGGTCGCGGTCGACTACGACGGCAGGGTCGGGGCCGGACGCAACCACGAGCGGTGCTACGAGTGGCTGGCCGAGACCGGAAGCCCCTGGAGCGTGCTCCTGGAGGACGACGCGGTCCCGGTCCGCCGTTTCCGCGACCAGCTCACCCAGGTGCTCACCGCAGCTCCCGCCGAGGCCGGTCTGCTGAGCCTGTACCTGGGCCGCTGGCGTCCCCCGCACTGGCAGCCCTCGATCGCCCAGGTCATCAGCCGAGACGAGCATTTCCTCAGCGCCTCCGAACTGCTCCACCACGTCGCGGTGGCGATCCGCACCCCGCTGATCCCGGTGATGCTGGCCCACATCCGGGCCGACCGGCGCTACCAGGTCGGCAGGCTGCCGATCGACGAGGCGATCGGAGACTTCGCCCGCACCGCCGGGATGCCGGTGCTCTACAGCCACCCCTCGATCGTCAACCACAACACCAAGATGCCGACCGTGATCGGCAGGCACGTCAGCCAGCACCCGACCGAGACCGGCCAGCGCCCGGCCAGCGAGCTGAGGCAGGCCTGGGCGTTCGGCACCCGACCGTCCTGGCAGGACAGCCGGGCGGCGATCCCCGAACCTGCCTAGCGGCCCGGCAGCGCCCTGAATCGGTGAGGGAAGGTGCGCCGATGTTGGACAAGCTGCTACAGAAGCTGGTGGGGGCGATCGCCGCGAAGGTCGCCGAGGAGATCATGGAAGCACTGCCCGGCATCATCGAGGACTCCATCGACCACGCCATCGAGGCGCTGCCGGATGCCTACGAGCAGATCGCCGAAAAGGTCATTTCCCGGCTGACCTCCCGGCTTCCGTTTCCCTTCAAGCTGTGAGGACCGCCGCCGCCCATGCCGATCCAGAAACGCACTCTCACCGTTAATTTCCAGCGGTCCATCACCGCCGGGGTGCCCAACACGATGGAGGTCGCGGTGACCCCGCTCTCCGAGCCGAGGGCACCCGAGCAGGATCTGTCCCTGGTCGGCGGCACCCAGAACCGGGTGGTGGTCCTGGCCAACGAGACCACCCCGGTCAGCTTCGAGCTGGTTCCCACCGACAGCCCCGAACTCGACCAGCGGGTGATCTACCGGATCGCCTGGCGGGAACGGTTCCTGGGACGCCAGTACACCCACGATTTCGTCATGCCCAACGCCAACGTCAACTTCGCCGATCTGTCCGATCTGGGCAGCATCCTGGGCGGTGAAACCTATCTCCAGTGGGACGACCGGGGTGTGCCCGGAGGGGTCGCGGCGCTGAACAGCCTCGGCCAGGTCATCGACGCCGCCGGGAACCCGGTGATCTCCTCCGACGACGCCGCCTCGGCGCTGGCGATCGTCGCCAGCGGGGGTATCGAGAAGATCACCTCCACCAACACCAGCGGGGACACCATCTACACGTTCCGGCTGGACCCCGACGAAGCGGTTCGGAAATGGTCGGGTCTGGTGGTGCCCACCACCGGAAACTTGGGCACGGTCACCCACAACCTGGGCACCATCCATGTCCTGGCGGTGGTCCGCGAGACCGCCACCCGCATCCCGGTTCCCGGCGCGGTGATCCGGCCCAACGCTGACGGCAACGGACTGCTCATCGAGTTCGCCAGCCCTCCGCTGTCCGGCCAGTACACCGCCGTGGTCCTGGGCTGATGCACATCATCCTATAGTGCTGTACGGTGGTGCCATGACCACCCACACCCACACCCGCGTGTACACCCAGGCCGTCGTCTCCCAGACCGGCGTCGCCTTCGACACCAAATTCCACACCGGACATCGCGCTCTGCGTTTCGGCGGCGCGGTGCCCCTGCCCCGCAGCGACCGCGAGGACGACCTCCGGGAGCTGCTCGACGAGGCCGACGCCGAGATCACCCGGCAGGGCTACGTCCGCATCGGCGGCTGGACCTACGCCGCGTGGTCCGGCGGACTCGGCCACTTCCGGTCCTCGGTCACCCGGCGCACCGAGAAGGTCGCGGTCGGCAGCGTCGAATACTACGACCAATTCCCTGGCTTCTGGTCGTCCTGCGAGACCGTTGAGGCCTGGCTCAAAGCCCACCCCGGACAGCTCTACAACCCGTCCACGATCGCCCGCCGCGCCAAGGTCGACTCGAACCTGGTCTACACCGTGCTGCGCTACCTCGACGAGCACAGCGTGATCGCCGCCGACGGCAACGGCTGCTGGCGCAAGTACGCCGCCAAGCGGTCCTAGTCACCCTCCCCAGGACCCCCGCCCTACCAGGGCGGGGGTCTCTTGTTGCGCGCTACAGGATGAAAGGCTATTCTGGAGGGACACCACCACCAACCCGAAAGGGGCATCATGACCACCACGACCGAGATCTACACCCGCGAGCAGGCCAAGGAGGCCGACCGCATCCTCAACGAGCTGCACTTCGAGTCCGCCAAAGCCGAGGGCAAACTGGGCTGGGCCAAGGACTCGCTGCGCCGCCTGGTCGACCGTGAGACCGGCTGGGGCCGCGACCGCGCCTGGGGCAAGTCCTTCGAGCAGGCCCTCGCCGAGGTCACCGCCATCGCCGAGACCGCAGACCCGGAGAAGCCGTGGACCCAGCGCGAGGCCCAGGCCGCGCTCGACAAGCTGGAGGACGCCCAGGACACGCTGGTCTGCGCCGAGTTGGCTGTGCGCAAGCAGTCCGCGCTGTGGGCGCAGCATGGCCGCTGGAACCGCTACAGCGTGGTCCCCGGTGGGCACATCCACACCAACTGGCGCGACTGCCACACCCTGCGCCCCTCGACCACCGTGCTGTGGGCCTACCAGGCCAGCGGCGACTCGGTCGACGAGGCCATCGAGGTCTACGGGACCGTGCTCTGCACCCACTGCTACCCCGATGCCCCGGTCGAGAAGACCGGCGGCAAGACCCTCACCGACGCCGACGGCAACGTCCTGACCAAGGCCGAGGCCCAGGCCATCAGGGACGCCCGCGACGCCGAGAAGGCCGCGAAGCTTGCCGCTAAGAACGCCAAGGCGGTCTTCGTCCCCGGAACCACCGACCTGGTCCTCGACGCCGACCTGCGCGAGATCAAGACCGAGCGGACCCTGGTCACCGAGATCGTCGACGTCCTGTCCCGGACCGGCTACAACGCCTTCGGCCTGGATCAGCGCAGCTCCTCGGCCACCAAGCGGGACCGCAAGACCTGGGAGGTCATCAGCATCGACGAGTCCTACCCGACCTACGGGGAATGGCTCGACTACGCCTACGGCGCGCTGGCCGCGAAGCACGGCAAGACCGTCGCCGAGGTCAAGGCCGAGATGAACAAGAAGCTCCAGGCCAAGAACGCCCGTAGCGGTCGCTAGCCGTCCACCGGCCACCAGGCCCCGCCCCTCACCGGGCGGGGCCTCGTGCGTTCATCCTGTAGCTCGTGTACGATTGAGGGACACCGCCACCCCGACCGAAAGGCCATCATGCCCACCACCACCACCACCTCCGCCGACCTCGCGCAGGCCACCCTGCTGGCATCGAAGACCGGCTGGCACCTCATCGAGTTGGATTCGGGCGGGCACTGGACCCACGCCTGGACCAGGCAGTCCTCCGATCCCGCACATCCGCACAACGTCGCGGTGATCTGGGCGCGCTTCTCGCCGTCCGGTCGCCTGACCGTGCTGGAGGGCATCGACCCCGTCGCCGGAGTGAGGCTGGCACCGAGCCGGTTCAAGACCACCCGGCTGTCCCACTGGCTGACCGAGGGTCTCGCCTGAAACCCCAGCTCAGATAGCCTTCAGCCTCCAGGGATAACACCTTGGGGGCTTTTGGTTGCACTACAGCATGATCGTCGCTATTCTGGAGCCACACCACCACCGACCCGAAGGGGACATCATGACCGAAATCAACATCACCGAGTCCGACGCAGACCCGACCGACCTCCACCGGCATTACCAGGGGCAGTCCAACCCCCAGCCGGTCTACGTCGAGCTGGACACCCGCGACGGCGAGCTGCTCGTCGACTACGACGGCACCGTCGGCCCCGGCACCACCTTCGCCGTCAACAGCGGAGTGGTGCTGCGGTTCCCGCTCCCGGTCACCCCGACCACCGCCGGTGCCAACGCGCTGCTGGCCCGGATCGCTCCCCTGGCGCAGGCCGTGCTGGACGCTGAGGAGGCCGTGGAGGCCCAACCGCAGCGGTCCTACGAGGACGGCCCCAGCCAGGCCGACGACTCGCTCCAGGACGCGCTGAGCGATCTGCGCGCGGCCCTGGAGGACCCGTTCACCGACGACGAGATCGTCGCTGTGTGGACCCTGGAGTCGGTCGGCGACCTCGATGACATCTACGCCCAGATCACCGCCGAGACCACCGACGCGGAGCTGGACGAGATCGAGGTTGGGTTGCTGAGCCAGCTCGCCGACGGCTACGGCGCGGCGGTCTGCGACGGTCTGCGCGAGACCCTGGAGGAGGAACGCGAGAGCGAGCGGGCCGGGCGGGCATTCGCCTGACCCCACCCCTTTCCAGCCCCAACAGACCCCCGCCCACCAGGGCGGGGGTCTCTTGTTGCGCGCTATAGGATGAAAGGCTATCCTGGAGCCACACCACTACCGACCCCAAGGAGCATCATGGCCGACACCATCACCGGCACAACCATCCGCTGCAACGGCATCAACCACAGCGATACCGGCAAGATCACCCACTGCAAGAAGTGCGGAACCTACGTGGCCCGCCGCGAGGACGGCAAGGTGTTCGGAGTTCAGCGTTACACCACCGAGTATGGCAATGAGCGTTTCAACTTCTCCTGCTACACCCGCTCGCACAGCTGCAACCCCGAGCGCGTCGAGGAGTTCCAGTCGGCGGTACAGCGGTCCATTGCGGCGGGCGAGATGGTTCCCGGCCAGCAGGTCGTTGTCGCACGCGGGCGCAAGGTGCCCACAGGCATCACCGGCAAGATCACCTGGGTCGGCGAGAACGAGTGGGGTGAGCGCGCCCGCGTCCAGCCCGAGTCCGGCGAAGCGTTCTTCATTCCGACTAAGAACTTGGACGTCGTGCGGTAACCCTCAGCCGACCGAGAGACCCCCGCCATCCCGGCGGGGGTTTTCTCGTTTCCGGGCCTGCCAGCGGCCCGGATTCGGCCTTGAATCACTGGAGGTGGTGGTGATGGCAGCACGGTACTGGCCGCTGGAGCGCGGCAGGATCGTCACCAGCCCCTACGGGCCGCGCGCCGGGGGCTTCCATTACGGCACCGATTTCGGCTTCTCAGGAGGCTCTGCGGGGCGTCCGGTGTTCTCCATCGACGACGGCGAGATCTTGTACTGCGGGGCCGCTCAGGGCTACGGGGGACCCGACCCGGCGGGATGGGTGGTCGTCCAGTCCGACGACGGCCAGGTCTGGGAGTACGGGCACGTCGTCCGGGAGCCGCACATCCGACCCGGCCTCCGGGTCGAGGCCGGGCAGCGCATCGCGGTGATCAACCCCAACAGCGCGACCAACGGGGGCACCGCCCCGCACCTGCACCTGAGCTTCATGCTCGACGGCTACCAACCGAACAACAAGCAAGACCCGATGCCGGTTTTGGGCGGCGCACACGACCCGGCGGTGGCCCTGACCAAGGAGGTAAAGACCGTGGGATGGACAGGTGACCCGATCTGGCTGGCCGAGGTGCTCAAGGCCCAGCAGCCCACGCTGAAGGTCCGCGAGCTGCCGAACTGGCAGCAGTACGGGCACGGCGATTTCCGGTCCATCTGGGGCGTGATGGTGCACCACACCGGCAACGCGAGGGAGACCGCAGAGTCCATCCGGCGTGGACGCCCCGACCTTCCCGGACCGCTGTCCCAGCTGCACATCGCCCAGGACGGCACCGTCACCGTGGTCGCCGCCGGGGTGTCCTGGCACGCCGGTGCCGGGGAGTACCCAGGGCTGCCCACCGATAACGCCAACTTCCACACCATCGGCATCGAGTGCGCCTGGCCCCGCGACACCTCGATCACCCCGGCCACCCAGACCCGAGAGCGGTGGCCCGACCCGCAGATCGTCGCGATGCGCGACACCGTCGCCGCGATCCTGTCCCGGCTCGGGTACGGACCCGACCGGGTCATCGCCCACAAGGAGTGGGCCGGTCGACGTCAGGGCAAATGGGACCCCGGCAACCTCGACATGAACTGGTTTCGCAACGAGGTGGGCAAGGCTCAGCGGGGAGCGTTCAAGCCCGTCCCTGCACCACCACCACCACCGCCGCCGCCCGTCCCTGACAAGGCCAAGGAATGGCCGCGCGATGTCACCGACCGCGAGCTGCTCGAAGACCTCTGGCGCAAGGTTTCCAAGATCACCCCGAAGGAGCTGTAAACGATGTGGACGAATAGGCAATTCTGGCTCGACAGCAGCTGGAGGGCATTCCGGACGTTCTGCCAGTCCCTGGCCGGGCTGCTCACGGTGGAGACCGTCTCGACCAACCTGAACGCCTCCTGGCTGGGCCTGCTCTACGCCTCCGGGGTGGCCGCACTGATCAGCCTTTTGCAGTCGGTGGACCGCGAGCGCGCCGTCGGTGGCAGCACCACCCCCGCCACGGTGCCCGTTACGGCCCCCTCAGCGTCTCTCAGCGCCACCAGCGGCGACCCTGCGGCTGCTGACTACGTCCCGTGAAGATTGCCGGTCAGTGGGTCGGCTGGGGGCTGGGCGACCGAGACGAGGAAATCCGCACCCTCAAGGCGTTCATGCGGCGCAAGTTCTCCTACGCCAAGGCGCTGGCCGACACCCCGGACTACGACGAGCCGATGGTCGTCGCGGTCGCCGAGATGCAGGCCCGCTACAACAGCGGCTTCGGCAAGCTGCCGACAGGCAAGTACATCCCCGGAGTCCTGAACTTCCAGACCAAGATCGCGATGGGATACGTGCCCTGGCCCGCCCGCCCCGACCTGCGCCCGGTGCTGTTCACGGTGTGCGGGACCGGGGTCCCCTGGTGGGTCGGGCCGGACGCCGACACCGCCCGCGCGGTGGAGGACAAATACCGCTGGCAGCCGATCGGCTACCCGGCCAGGCCGGTGCCGATGGGGCCGTCGATCAGCGCCGGTCGCGACGAGCTGTACGTCCAGTTCACCACCCACCGTGCCCAGATCGTCAGCCAGGGCGCGGCTCTGGCCGGGTACAGCCAGGGCGCGATCGTGGTCGCCGAGACCTGGGAGGCCGACATCAAGCCGGAGAGCGGAAGGCTGCACTGGGCCAAGCCGCACATCCGCAAAGCAGTCACCTGGGGCAACCCGATGCGCGAGCGGGGCAGGGTCTGGCCCGACGCCGGTGGTCCGCCGTCGCCGAAGACCCACGGTGGGGTGACCGCCGACCTGATGGTCGACACCCCGGACTGGTGGCGGGAGTATGCCCACAAGGGTGACCTGTACACCGATGTTCCTCCCGACGAGTCTGGCGAAAATCGTACCGCGATATGGCAATTGATCAGATCCGGCGATCTGCGTCAGGGTCCGGACAGCCTGCTCCGGCAGGTTCTGGAGCTGACCGGTGTGGTCACCGACGGCACCCAGCTGGCCGAGGTCACCGGCATGTTCAAAGCGATGCTCGACGCGCTGATCTTCTTCGGTAAGCGCACCGGCCCTCACTTGAATTATAGTGTCGCAGAAGCGATTGCGTATCTGAGGTCGTGATGACACGGCGGATTGTTACGGCCAGGGAACAGCACGCGATGCTGTCGCCCTGGCGTCAGGCTGCCCGAGATGTCCCTGGACTCACCATCACCAATGAGGGTGATGTGGTGCGGGCGCACATCAACGGAGAACCTGCCGGTTGGATAGAAATCTCCCGCACCGATGATGATGCGCCGTTCGTCGGCAATATTGAGGTTGAGCCACAGCATCGCCGAAAGGGGGTCGGTACGGCAATGTGGGAGGCCGCCGGTCGACCTCCGCATGACCTGCCTGAGTTCCAGACTGATGCCGGTAGGGCGTGGGCTGCAACTACCCCGGCACCGACTCGAAAAAGGCAGCCCTGGGATGGCCTGGACTACCATACTGCTGCCTACGACGGGCCGTGGCCGCTGCACACCGCAGGTGGTGTTTTCAACCCTCACCTAGATTGGGACGAGCCGGACGTTTCGGCTGCTGTTCATGCTCACCTTCACCCCGACGAAGTCGTGAGCTACGCCCGCCACGACAACGAATGGCGGAACCTTGACAACATGGACAAGCTGATGGGTCATCTCAGCGAGCACGGCATGCTGGAGCCAATTTACATTGGAGCAGGGCCGGAACACGCCGTGATCGAAGACGGCCACCACCGGGCGCTGGCGGCACAGGCGCTGGGATGGGGCAAGGTGCCCGTGCACATCACCAACGACCCCCACCTGGGTGATGAATATGAAACGCCGCACGGCCCTGGTCTGCGAGCTTACCTGAACGGCGACAGCCGGTGACCAAACCCGTCCTGGTCAACAACTTCGACCCGATCGGACAGTTCAAGTCCGGGGTCGCCACCGGACCACCCTGGGGGTCCATTGTCGACTTCGCCACCCATAAATCGTTCTGCGGCAAGAGGTTATACCCACGGCAGATGACGCTGCTCAAGCTTATCTATCTGGAGACCGAGACGATGACCGACTACGATCGCGACGTGATCGGTCAGTGGGCCGAGGGATTCAAGAACCACCACAAGCCTTTCGGCGTGCAGCCCGACATCTGGGATCGCATCGAGTATCTGAAAACGCATGGCTTCACCCACTTTCCGCATGTTCAGATGGTGATGGGACGACGCGCCTCCAAAGGCATCCTGGGTGGCATCCTGGGGTGCGAGCGGATCGCCTACCTCTACAGCCTCGGTTCCTGGCAGCAGCACTTCAATCAGGTTCCCGGTCAGGTTGCCGAAATCATGGTTGTCGCAACAAGTCTCACCCAGGCGGTGACACGACAGTTTCGCGACATCCGCAACACGGTTCTCAACTGCGAGTACCTTCGCGAGCACATCGTCGGGGACAAGTACACCGAGTTCTACATCCGCACTGCTGGAGACGAGCAGATGATCGAGGAGAACCGGCTCTCCGGGATCTCCACCGACCGGGAGATCGCCACCATCTACTGCAAGGCATCCTCATCGGTGTCCTCCAGTGGCCGTGGTGGCACCGGCTTCATGAACGCCTACGACGAGATGGCGCACATGATTTCGGGCACCGGCTCGATGAAGACAGGCGAAGAGATCTACGACGCATTCCAGCCCTCCCTGGACCAGTTCGGTTCCAGCGCAATGACATACATCGCTTCCAGCCCCTACTCGAAGATCGGCAAATTTTACGATTTGTACCAGCAGGGCAGGGTCACGATGGATGAGTACAACTCCCGCGAGGGCAAACTCAAGACCTCCAGCTTCCTGGAGGAGGCCGCCGCCCAGGACATCGACGTCGAGCCGGACGACATCACCGAAGCGTTCGCCGAGCCGACTTTCCTGATCATCCAGCTGCCGTCCTGGGAGCCGTACCGGGACTGGGAACGCAGCCGGGAGATCCTGGTCCGGCCCAACCGCACCCGGACCTTCCCGCGCTGGAACAACCCGGTGCAGTTCGAGCCGAAGCCCGACGGCTCCCCCGACGAGAGGGTGCAATTCCGACGTCAGCAGCGCAACCCCGATAAATTTGCGGTGGAGCGCGGTGCCCAGTTCGCCACCGTCCAGAACGCTTATTTGAATGAGGTGATGGTGGACTCCATGTTCGCCCCACCGAATTGGCGTGACCCGCTGGTCGAGCAATATCAGGGTAAATTGTCGATCGCCTACCGCGCGCACGCCGACCCGTCCCGCACCAACGCCAATTTCGGGTTCTGCATCGGACACCTGGAGGAGGCACCTCCCGACGAGCACGGCATTTCCTGGCCGCACGTCGTGATCGACGTCCTGAAGGTGTGGAAGCCGGAGAATTTTCCCAACCACACCATTGACTACGTGCAGGTGGGTGAGGAGCTGGACGACTACCTGATGCGCTACCCCAGCATGGTCAAGATGAGCTACGACCAATTCAACTCCGCCGGATTCATCGCTCATCAGAAACGCGCATTTCCCAGCATCAGAATCATTGAGAAAACATTTACCGTCAAAGAAAATCAGGATCGTTTTGAGAAATTTAAATCGGCGCTGAATCTGGGGTGGGTGCATTCCTATCGCGACACTTACGCCGAGGACAGCCAGTCGCTGCTGGAATTGGAATTGAAATTCCTTCAGGAGAAAAACGGAAAAGTCGATCGCCAGGAGGTGGGGCCGATCCAGACCAAGGACCTGGCCGACGCCGTGATGGTGGTGACCACCGAGCTGCTGCACGAGTCCCTGGACCGCTGGTGGCAGGCGATCAACCGGACCAGCATCGGCTCCACCAAGATCGACGGCCTGCGCTCGGGGCGCGAGCAGGAGCGTCTGCTCTACCACGAGAACGACAAGAACCAGTACACCGACCCCCTGCAGAAGTACCTCGCCGAGGAGGCCGAGAAGTCCGAGCGACGCGGGCTGCGCGCCGACCGCAACAAGCAGGTCCTGCACAACAACAAGCTGGCCCGCGCCCGGCGCAACGCCTTCGGCTCCCGGACCACCTACACCGGGGACCGGACACGCGGGAACCGGGGATGACGTATCAACCTCAACTCCTGGTGTAGCCGTGTTATAGTGACACGGTTGGCATTTACCCGCGCAGAAAGCGAGAATGGCATGGAAACCCCCAGTTGGAGAGTTGTTTTGCTGACAGCTCTTGCTTCCTCCGCGATCGTCGCGGCGCTCGGCCAGCTGTACCTGCTGAGGTCCGGCCTGTGACGGTCAGCGACGACGTCAGGGCCGCGAAACGGGAGCGCCAGTTCCACTCCGCCCGTGATTTCGAGACCAGCGCCAGCCAGATCGGTGAGGTCGCTCCGTTCGGCGAGGAGCTGAAGGCCAAGGCCCAGCGGATCATCGCCGGGAGCGCCAAGGGCCGCTCGAAGAAGGCTCAGGTCGCCGACGCCACCCTCCTGATGAGGATGCTCGGGGTCCACCCCGAGGACACCTTCGACCCCTCGTTGTCCGCCGTGGTAGCGCCGACCCCGAACAGGACCCGCTAAATGGACGACGAGATCCTCGACGTGGAGGTCGCCGACCTCCCCGACACCGCCGGGTCCCCGCTTCGGGATTTCCGGGTGGTCTCCCACAAGACCGGGATGGTGAAGCTTTTCGAGCCGTTCGGCGGGAAAGCCGATCTGGGTATCAGCGTCCAGTCCGACACCGCCTCCCAGACCCTGTGGTGGATGGCCCAGGACTGGGCGGTGCAGGTCCTCAATGCCGGGATCGAGCTGCCCCAGCTGACCGCACCTCCTGCGGGCTGGCTGGCCGGTCTCCCGCAGCGGTTTTTGCACCGCCAGGTCGGGACCCTGCGCAAGGCCGACATCGCCCGCTACTACGCCAAGCACCCGCAGTCCGCGCAGGACCACCCCCAGGTGGTCCTCTCGGTGCCCGGCGAGATCACCGAGCTGATGCCTCCCCAGGTGGTTCAGGCCGAGGATCTCGCCGCCGGTCTGCTGCCTCCCGGCTTCGACCGGCTGCCCGATTCCACCCTGCTGCAGCTCGACCAGATGCTGGCCTGCGTCGCCGAGGTGCGCTGCTGGATCGCCAGCGGGGAGGTCACCGCCGCCGCCCCCTACCGGCTGGGGATGGTCGGCTGGGAGTCGGCGCTGTTCCTGGAAATGATGTTCAACGCCGAGGGCCAGAAGCTCACCCAGGGGGCCGTGGACACCGCCCAGGTGATCGCCAGGGAGGTCCACGCCCCACCCGGCTACGCGCTGGATCTGGGGGTCACGGTTGACGGCCTGGTGACCGTCCTGCGGGCCTGGCCCGCCTGGGCAGCCGAGCCTCTGCACGCCGAGCCGGTCGGGGTCGCCGCCGCGCTGATCGCCAGCCACGACTTCGACGGCATCTCCCAGACGTGGCGGTGGAACCCCGACCGCCTCGTGTACCGCCGCGATCACCTCAATGAGAACCCCACCCCAGCCGCCCCCGAGCCTGTTCTGGAGGACAGCAATGCCTGACACCGACACCGACACCACCGCCGACGAGCAGCAGGTCCGCTACCTGTCACCGCCGGAGTACATCAAGGCCGCGAACGCCCGCGACGCCCGCGTCAAGCACAGCGTGGACCTGCACCACTTCATCACCTACCTGCAGTCCAGCGCCGGTCTGCTCAGGGAGATGCCGGAGACCAAGATCGACGTGATCATCGACGAGTACCTGAGCGAAACGGAATCCTGACCATGCCTGACACCCACGGCAATTCCCGCCGCCCCTCCTACGTCGAGGAGGCCCAGGCCACCCTGGAGCTGTTCTACGAGAACCACGACGTGCAGTCCACGAGCATGCCGTCCACGGCACGTCTGCTGGAGTCGATCGCCGAGTCCCTGGTCTCGATCGCCCAGTCCCTGGAGACGACCGTCAGGGAGCGCAAGCCATGACCGTCGAACCGCTGATCGGAATCCTGGGTCTGCTGATCTGCCTGAGCGTCGGGGTCTGGATCGGCTACCGCTACGCCACCGAGTCGCGCCGGGTGGACGCCATCATCGACCACACCCTGTCGCGTCTGGACGCCGAGCGTGAGTACGACGAGCTGAGGGCCTGGCAGCGCCAGGAGGCCGACAAGTGGCTGGAATGGGACCGCCAGACGGTGCCCTGGGAGCGCAGGGCGTGAGCCAGTTCCTGACCAACCTGGCGATCTTCCTGTTCGGCATGCTGGCGGGCTGGTTCTCCACCCTGATCTGGCTGAGCCGAAAGGTCCGCAGGCTCGGCGAGCGGATGCAGGCCACGGTCGAGAACATCCAGCGCAAAACCAACCCCAACATCTACGACATCGACGCCGAGGAGTCACCACGACCATGATCGCCGCAATCCTGATCGCGGCCAGCGCCTTCGTCCTGGCACCAGCCGAGCCGAACCCGGAACCGTCGTTCCCGCTCCCCCCGACCTACATCACCCAGGGGGACGGCAGCCGCATGCAGTGCACCCCCAACGGCTACAGCTGCTGGCCCGACAGCAGCGGGCTTCCGCCCTACCTGAGAGGCTGACCCGATGCCCACGTTCAACTACGAGACCCAGAGCGCGAAGCTGGAGCTGAGGGTCCTGGAGATGGAGGACACGGTCGCGGCCCTGATCGGGGTCGTGAGGACCATGAACACGATGCTCGGGACCATGAACGAGATCGTCAACCACTACGCAGACCACCTCGGGGGTCTGATGCTGGCTCTGCCCTCGACGACCTCCAGGCTCGCGCTCTGGCCGACCGTGGCGTCACCTGCGGTGCCACCTCACGGGGGGTGCCGTTGTGCAGGTAACCCCGATCACCAGGCTGACACCCCCTGAGGGCCGAAGAAACCCTCCCCCACCAGTCCACATCCTTCATCCACAGACTGTGGAACAACTGTGGAGAACACCAAACGCACCACTGCTGAACTGCAGTGTTTGACACATCATCCTGTTGCACCTACCTTGGGAGCTACACCACCACCAACCCAGGGGAGAATCCCATGAGCACACACTCAACCAGCAAGGCCGACCGGCTCTACAACCTGGCCCACAACAACGCCGTCGGGGCCATCGGGGCCGACGTCTTCCGGTTCCAGAACGACGTCGTCAAGCACGCCCTGGTCTCGGTCGAGATCATCAACATCATCAACGCCCAGGACGAGGACCGGAACAGCGATGTCGTTCGCGAGCTGCTCTTCGACCTCAGCCGGATCAACGCCAACCTGTACCTCGAATCCGCCTAATCACCCCACCACCCCCCCCCCCCCCCCCAAAGCGAGCCCCCCCCCGGAGCACCCCCTCCGC